GTGCCAGTTCTTGACAGTAAAGTCCCATGTACTTTTATCACTTTCCCACACCTCGCCGGGTAGGGCAGATTTGAGATTCGCAATATCCCCTGGGTTACCAGGGGAATAACCGTATTTCACCGGCATGTCTCTCCAATTTTCGATGTAAGCTGACGTAAGGTTGGAAAATAAGCTAGCATGTTTCGCCAATTTGTGTACCGGCATACCCACGATACCTCGGGGTCTGCCTTGTTCGACTTTATTAGCTTTGTCTGCTCCTTCTTTTAAAACCCAGCGTAGCTGCATAGGGGAGTCCCATTCATTGATGACATATTGAGCGAAACCTTTCTCGCCGTAGTGGTTTAACACTTGAGCGTTAGTCGGCATACCCATTTCAACGTGCGGGAAACCGGAAGCTTTAGTAGGGTTGACTATTGATGAGTTTATTATTTCGAAAACTCCTTCCACACTCTTGTAGTTAATGGGGGGAGAAAACTTACCTTTGTCACACATGTTAGCTACTAGAGCTGCGGCTCTATCCAGTTGTGTTTCAGTTGGGTTATCGGTCATGTCTGCCAATGTTTTATTGAAAATGCTCAAATGAGCGACTAAGGAATTAGTCTCAGTCTCCGAGCTCATGTCGGAAAAGACGTAAGCACCTGGCTCATACCCGCACTGATCAAGACTGGTACCCATACCCTCTAACACCTTAAGTATCTCGGGTTGTTTAGTCGCTTGCTTAGGGGCATGTATAACCTTGTGTCCGTCGCTTCTGTCGAAATTGTCGGTGACTGTGTTGCGAACATTTTTTCTCTTCTTAGGGGCCGGAAGGGGTTTGTTCTCGTCTCTAAAATTGACTCGAGCTCCCGTCTTCTTCCTTTGGTCCCATATCATATCTTCTATGTAGTCGCAATTCCTTTCCAAGTCGTCATATTTGCCAAACGCTTCGGCTAATTCGTTGATAGTCCAACCATAAGTGCATTCGCCATTGTGGAGTTCGATAGCATACTTACCAAATCTAGACTGTTGTCCGATTTTAAAGATGCCGCCCCGCCATTTATTCTGGCGATAATTTTCCTTGTAGGCTGCATCAGCATACGTGTAGTATTTGTTGTTTTTCTTACTCTCACTGAGGCTACACTCATCCATGAGGTACT